ATTCATGGGAGCATCATGTTGTTGTGGAAGATCCCTAACCCATTGTCTCCACGCTTCCCAACCAGTATCATCTAAGTTACTCAATAGAATATAAGGATCAGATGATGCTAACATCTCATCTCTAGATTTCTTAGCCCTTATAGTCCAAGTAATGTAATTACGCATGTACTCTTCATCATCTTGTCTCTGTTGTTCTGCCTCACTCGCATCGGCAGCAGCTTTTGCCTCATTAAAAAGTCTTTCTGCTAAGGCACTGAAAGTATTTAGTTCATCCTGATCGAGAGATTTATGTGTTCCATCGCTTAGTTCTATATCAGAGATAGCAGGAACAACTTCATCATCGTAACGAACACACCAAATGTCCTCACTAATCTTTGTTGAGTAGTCTTCATTGCAGTATGTTATATCAGAATTAAATGAGACAGTACCATCAGGGTCACCGTTACCTCTCATAAGAAAAAACTTCATTTGCTTCCTTCTATGACTCCGTTATTATTTAGAGCAGCAGAGACGATAGCAGGAACTATCTTCTGTGCTTCTAATAAATTTTCTTGCAACTGTTGATTTTGTTCAGTCGCAATATTTCTAAAACTCTCTACCGCAGCACCAGTTTGTCTTGCCTGCTGTGATGCTTCAATAATTAACATGGGTAAAAATGCTACTGTGCAATCCCACTCCTCAATTTCTTGTCCAGTCTGAGGATGATTACCTTTGACTTGAATCCACCATTTACATTCAAATTTTTTACATGGTCCATTTACTAACGGACAAAAATCACCAGTTTCTAATTGCATTAGTCTCCATCATTTATGTTACATTGATTAGGTGCAGATGTTACTCTTTCAGCTATTATAACATCCACATATTTTACTGCCATGTTTATACTACCAGCAGAAAGAGTAGGTTGTCCTGTAATATTTAGTTGAGATGAACCACTACTACTAATATCACCACTAACTGATGGATTACCATTGATAGCAAGATTTCCTCTACCAGAAGTAATGTCTCCACTAATACTAGTACCTAAGTTTCCTCTTCCTGGATTACCATTCATGTTATGTTGATGTCCTTGACCACCACCTCTTCCTCCTGTATTAACAGTTTGATGACCTCTAGAACATGAACCATCATCCCAGTCTGCTCTACCATTAAAAGTAGCTCTTTGATAACTGTGTGTATGACTAGGCATTTGGTTCTGTGAAACAGCATGGTTTGCTGCTTTTAAATTTCCTGGAGAAGGATTACCAGTAATGTTAATTGAGAATCCAGATCCAAGAGTTGCGGTTGGGTTACCAGTTAAAGAAAGGTTTCCTCTGTTAACAGCAAATCCAGATCCAAAAACTACATCAACTCCACCTCCAACATCTAAATTACCTCTAGCAACACTAGCACCATCAGTTCTACTTGCAGTGAATATATTAGTGAATGATGTATTACCACCAGTTCCAGCACCAGTTCCAGTTACAACTCTCAATGCTGAGTTGTTAAGGACGCTAGTTGTAACTTTTACATATCCACAGGGAGCAGAAGAATTATAAAAAAGTAATTTTGCTCCATTAGGAACATCAATTCTTTGTGGATTAAGATTGATTACTTTATTATTTCCATTAGTTCTGTTGAATGTAAATGTAGTTCCACTTAAACTAACATCATCAAAATATCTACCATCTAAACTCTCTGTTACAGTATTAGTACCATCATTTCTCGCAGCATATAGTTGACCGTTAGCTGGGTTGAAATTTAGTGTTGAGATAGCAACATCTAGTGCTGTGTCTAGTTTATATCTACCATCTAAATCTACAGTAACAGCAGAAGGTGGATTTGGATTACCAAACGGAGAGTTCATACCCTGCGTGATAGTCAAAACACCATTTGTAACATCAAAAGTAGAACCAGAAACAAATGTATCTTGTGTAACATACCTAGCATCTAGATCAAAACTATAAGCATCACCGTTACTAACAGTCATAGCAAGAGTTCCACTACTAAACGTAAAGGAACTTACAGCAGTATCAACAGTGGTGATAGGAGCATATAATGTATCAAGATAATCGTATAGAGGTTCAGTCTCAATAGAAACAGTTGTATCACCCGCTCCATCATCTCTAATAAGATTCAAAAGTAATCTGTTTGTATGGAATCCACCTGGATTATTACCTGCTACTGCAAAAGATCCTTGTTTAACATACCAGTTAGGACCAGTGTCTGTAGTATATCTACCATCAAGATTGACGACAAGAGGAGAACTACCATCGTTAGCAGTTAAAGTTAGATTACCGTTTCCAGTATTCCAATTTGCTGATGTAATCTTTGCATCACTCGCACCAGCGATTGTAATATACCTATTGTCCAAGTATGTTTGAAGATCAGTAATAGGTAGAACAACATCTGTTAAACCACCAGTTCTTTCAAGAGTTAGAGCACCAGTAATTTGATTATAAGTTGCATCATTTACATAAGAGTTTGTATCACTTGCACTAATAGCGATGACCTGTCCTGCCTGAACCATGTTGATAGACCCAGATGCTTGGAAAGAAATACTTCCTGAAGCATATGAACCTCCTGAAGTGTTGGGTCCAGTAACTTGTAGTTGTGTAACAGTATCAGTGTTTGTATCAGTAGCAGCGATAGTAATGTTTCCAGTGCTACTATCTTTTAAGACTGAGACGTTATTACCACCGATGATATTAACCTGATCAGTCGCACTACCCTGTCCTGTTCCTCCAGGAACTAACTGAAGACCGATACCACCTGTGATTTGAGCACTAGTTAAATCATATGTTGTATCAGCATCTGTAACTGCTGTAGAACTAACAGAGTATTCCATGTTACCAGTCACATCATTGTATGCGACTGTGATACCAGTATTAGCATTGTTGTCGATCATTCCACCGACGATATCTTCTACCTGTTCTGAGGTTAGTACAGTATCATTTGCATTTGTAGATCCAATAGTAATAGTATTACCAGATCTACTTAAAGTAATATCATCGCTGGTTGTAAAGACAACTTCCGAGTAGTTACCACCGTTATCAGTGATTCTAGTCTTAACATTATTACTAGTTGCACCATCCAGTGCAGTCATCTGATATGTGACTGGTGTAAATCCACTGGTAGATGGTAAATTATCCCAGTAAATACTACTTCCATCTGTAGTCAAAAACTTAGCAGATGCTGAAGCAACACTAGGTGCAAGTGCTAAGAATGCAGCAGAAGCAGTGGTTGATCCTGTACCACCTTTATCAATTCCGATTACATTACCATTCCATGTACCAGTTACGTTACCACTACATGCGATAGATCCTGCTGCGAGTGCATTGGTAACAGTAAGGGCATCAAACGTAGGAGAATCTGATGTGTCTAATGCTTGAGGAAGACTGAACTCTGTTCCTACTAGATCAATACCAGTTCCAGCAGTGTATGTTGTATCAACAGAACTAATATTGAAAGTGCTTGAGTTCTGTGTGATTGTGGTACCACCTGTACCCGAGAGAATCAACGTACCAGATACAGGACTACCACCAGATGTTTCTAAAGTAGTAATTGTGTTAGTATTAACAAAACTAGAACTGATTGTAATTTGATCACCTGCTCTAGTTAGAGTTACATTTGAACCACCAACAAATTCAACTTGAGATGAAGGGAACTGTCCTGAGGGATCACTAATTTGCACACCAAAATTACTACCAGAATCAACAGCGTTGACTTGAAAGTTAGGGAGTGTTCCCCATACCAGTTCTCCGTTGCTTCCTGTCTTAGGTATTTGGTTTGCTACTGTTGATGCAGAACCTCCATGTAATACTACAGGTCCTCCAATTTTTAAGGTTTGATCAGCGTTAACTTCAAGACCGTAAGGGAATTCTACACCACCTGTACCTTGTTGATTAACTATCTGATCGACACGAGCTCGAGACATCCTATTATTTACCTAGTGCTTCCGAGGTATTTATATAAGACAATAAAAAAAGGGGTCATTAGACCCCTAAGTTATGAGCTGACCCACCAGGGCAAATTTTTAGTCTTTCCGAGACTCATCATCCTTTGTTTTAAATTCAAGTACATTATCAAGTGAATCCATGTCGCTACCAGGACGTGTACCAGGAATAAATTCAATTTGATCTGCACCTGCTATGTAGTCAGATTCAAATGTGATTGGACTGCTATCAAGATAAGATGAATAGTCAAAATCTACATTACCAAGATCTATATCAGGAGTTTTAGAGTTGACACTTCTTATCAACTGTAGTGCTTTGAAAAGATCTTTAATGTTTTCATCCTTTTTATTATTAAGACAGGAAATAATTGCCTGTCTAAGTGAGTCTTCTGCTGTATCTAGATGGTTCTTTTCAGACATAATTTTATGAAGCATTGTGTGCATAAGCAGCGACCTCTGGATCAGGATCTAACCACTTGGTGTATTCAAAATCTTCCATAGCAGTGTCTAGTTGTATGGAATTATCCAGTAGGTACATATCATTGTACCTTTCAGTCCATTCGTTCCATTTTTGAATGCGGTAGTCTGGTTTACCGTTAGTTTTTAAAAAACCTACCTGTACATATCGGTAGGGAAATCTTTCAAGTAAGACGGTTGGTTTCATAATGTGAGTGATTACTCGTTCATTGTAGCACGTTCTTTTTCATCTTGCAACACTTGTTTTCTACTCCAAAATGCTGCTGTAATTAGAACAACATACAGTAGAGTATCATTCATCATAACAAGAAAGAAAAGAAGACTACCACCAAAGCGTATCCAGTCTGGAATTATCTTAGTTACTTTCTGTATATAAGGAGATATATTTTTTTCAAATTTGTAGTAGAGAATTGCAGCAACTGTTACTGTGATCTCACTATATGGTACAACAAAGTATAGAGATAAAAATACAAAGATAGACCAGTAATGTCTTGGTGGTATCTTTCTAAGTAGTCTTACGTATTTTTTACGTAGCGTCGTCATGATCTCTTAGATAATCATATTCATCTAAGTCCATACTAACACAAGATTTGATGTCTTCAAAGTCTTTAGCAGGAACCATCATAACTTTTCTACCATCTTTTTTAACAATCAAAAAAGACTCGCCTTGCTCACATTTTTCAATGTAATTATCGTAGTTTTTTTGTAATTCTTCTTCTGTTATTTCAACCATTGTTTATAAGTTTTTGAGTTTCTTCAAAATCTTTCTGGAAAATATCTAGACCTACATCAGTTAGTACATGTTTGTACATACCATCAAAGATCTTAGAAGGCATAGTAACTATATCAGCACCTTGTGCAAATGAATGTTCTACATCTCCTACTGATCTAATAGATGCAGATAAAATCTCAGGATTATTATATTGAGCAGCTATATGTAGTGGAAGAACCTCTCTAATTCTCCTGATTAGATTACATCCACCAAATCTCTGATCATCTACACGACCTACGAATGGAGATAAGTATCTAGCACCTGCTTTTACTGCTAGGATTGCCTGAGATACACTAAAAATAAGGGTAACATTTACCTTAGCATTACAATCAGTATTAATTCCAAGGTCTCTACAAACCGCAAGACCATCTGGATCACAAGGAACTTTAATAGTTGCTTGCTCACCAAATTTTTCAAACAAACGCATACCTTCGCTGAACATTTCTTCAACAGAACCAACAACTTCCATACTGATATCAGGAACACCTGCGTCAATTAGTTCTTGGTATACATCCTCAGGATCTTTTCCTGATTTTCTAATGAGAGATGGGTTAGTAGTTACCCCATCAATCAATCCTGTTTCAAATCTGGATATGATCTCTTGTGTATCAGCAGAGTCAATAAAAAGTTTCATGTTTATTTAATTTGAAGTTCTTCTACATCCCAGTGCCATCCGATAGATTTTATGTAATCAAATGTATCATCCATATATGTTCTATCATCATTATCATACTTCCTTTCACATAGAAAATTTCTCATTTCTATGATTGATCGGAAGGTTCCTTTATGATTATAGTTTTCATCGTACAAATGATACTTCATGATTCAAAATAGTCTTTCCTGTAGTACCGTCCAAGGATGTTGCTATTATAGTACATTGGCGACCCGTCGTCAAGTGCCTCAGTTAACACATTGTTTAAAAATAATTGTCTTGTCTCTTCGTAATTTGTTTTACCTAGAGTTTTATGTAAAGATTTTATCTCTCTGGTAAACGAATCTCTTCCCATCTTTTTGATGTCCAACTTGAGTTCGGGGCACGATCCATAATATCTCTTCCAGTCTGATTCACTTGTAACTCTACGCTTTCCACCTCTGGGTTTCCTCTTCTGCACGAAATACTTTCTACCGATGTACTTTTTGCCTGTTGACTTATTAGTAATGACGTAGACGTAACCGAAGAAATCGCCAATGTCGTCAGAAGTGAAAGGTTTACCCTCATATATCCAGGGGTTTTCGTAAACTCGTTCCTTAACCACTTAATCATAGTATTACTCTTCTGTATTTATGTCGCATCCAGCATCAATTAATGCCTCAGTAGCGATCTTAATTGAGTCTTTAGAGATATCCATGGTGGTACAATCACGTCCTAGATTATAGCATGCAAGAGCAGTAGTTCCTGACCCACAGAAAGGGTCTAAAACTTTACCATCAGGAGGACATGATGTCCTTACAATACGTTCAAGTAACTTAACTGGTTTTTGTGTTGGATATTTACGCTTGTTCTTTTCAGAACGTGAGATGAAATGAATATCATCCCAGAAATTTTGAATTGGAGACCCTTTGGACTCATCTAGATAGATCTTTTTATATGGAAGATTAGCACCCCAGTGAATAAGATTTTGCTCGTGTAAAGTTTTAGTTTTATCTTCAGCAAATCTCCACCCATACTGAGGATTATACCCATTGTATTCATACATGTGACCAATACGAGACTTCTCTCCAGTCAACTTACCTAGTGCATAGAATCCTTTATCATCTTTGTTCTTAAAAGAGTTCTTAGCATAGGTTTCATCCAGTGGTTGATACTCTACATTGAAGTATGGATCACCTTTTTTGAATACAAGAATAGAATCTACTATGTTACCCCACCCCTTACGGATGTTGTTCTTAGGTCCAGAACGTTTCCAAGAAATATTTGTATAAAATTTAGATCTAATGTCCTTTGTAACATCACCTAAGACTAAAGCATTAGAATCAAAGTTGTTGTGAGCATACAACCAACCATTAGGTTTGAGTGCAGCAAAACAATCTTGAATTACAGATGCATACCACTCAATATATGCGTCTGTTGACTCCCATTTATCATCAAATGCTACCTTCTTATCTTTTTCAAACATAAAAAATTCTCGATCCAATCCGAAGGGAGGATCGAGATATACAACATCGTATTCGTCATCATAATTTGAAAGGTTTTCAACCCTTTCTCTCAAAATTTTGATCATAATTTAAAATTAGAAAACGTATCTTTCTTTACGTCTTGTTTAATACTACCTATCATGTAAGATTCTACTTCTGTTTCTTGTGGTGCTACTTGTAGTCCTTTAGAAGACAACCAGTGTGCTGTCCATGGAAGTGGATTGTTAGCGATTGGAGCATCGAAGATAGGATTTAGTCCAATAGATTTTAGACGGCGGTTAGCAGTCCATTCTACGTACTTAGAGAGTAGTTTGTCGTTTAAACCGATGATAGATCCATCTTTGAACAAGTAATTTGCCCAAGACTTTTCTTCTTCAACGCACTCTCTGAACATATTATACACGTTTTCCTCTTCTTCCGCAACTATTTGTTGCATATCTGCATCATCACCCTTCTGCCAGTTCTTAATAATATTCTGAGTCACAGTCATGTGCTGTGATTCGTCTCTAGCAATGAGTCCGATGATCTTAGCAGATCCTTCCAAGAGTTTAAGTTCGCCGAAGGCGAAAGAACATGCAAACGATACGTAAAATCTAACTCCTTCAAGGATGTAGACATTCGCAATCGCTCTGTATAGTTTTCTTTTGAGTTCATATAGTTCATTTTGTGCTAGTGGTACTCCAGTTAGATTGTGTTCCCACATTCTTCCAGACCCATATTCATTTGCTGCCTGTAAGAAATTATCATATGCTGCTGTAACAGACTTTGCTCTCTGTAAAATCTTTTCATCATCTAGAATAGTATCAAAGACCTCTGATGGATCAGGGTATACGTTCTTAATAATGTGTGTGTATGATCTACTATGAATCATCTCCATAGTCTGCCATATGTTCATGCACCCTTCTAACTCAGGTAGTGAGCAGAAAGGACTAAAAGCCATCCCAGGACCACGCCCTTGTACAGAGTCAAGGAGGATCTGATACTTGAGATTGCTAGTAAATATGTGTTTCTGTGCATCATTTAGAGTCTGATAGTCAGCACGATCTTTTTGAAGAGATACCTCTTCTGGACGCCAAAAATAACCCAACTGAGTCTGTGTTAATCTGTCGAAGATAGGGTACTTAAATTTATCATAACGTTGGACACCAAGGGGAGGTCCAAAAAACATTTTTTGTTTTGTGTTATCAACAATGTCTGTGTTAAACACAGTCATTCCTTTAACTTTAGTACGCATTGGTTCTCCGTTGGTTCTAAATTTTGCAACTGTCACAATCTTCCTCCTGTTCTGCAAAGATATCGTTTAATAGGTTCTCTAAACCTTGTTTCTTTTCTTCTTCTTCAGAAAGATCAGTCTTGACATCATATGTATTCTGGTAGTAAGAAGTTTTCCAACCATATTTGTATGTGGTTAGGAAGTCCTGCGCCATCAAAGACACTGGTACCTCATTGTTATTATAATTTTCTGGGTTGTAGCTCCAGTTACCAGAAATTGCTTGGTCAAAGAATTTCTGCATAGCAGCGACAACTTTGATGTAACCATCATTACCCTTCATTTCCCAGAGAAGAGTGTAGTTATTCTTGTACGCATAGTACTGAGGGACAATTTGCTTAAGAGGTCCTTTCTTGGACTTCTTAGTGGACAAAAAGGCACGGGGTGGTTCGATTCCGTTTGTTGCATTAGACACAACGGAACTGCTCTCCGATGGCATTTGTGCGGACAAAGTGCTGTGCCTGAGTCCATAGGTTGCGATATCATACCTAAGACCATCCCAATCATAATTCAACTCCTCACCGCAGAACTCATCAATGTCTCGCTTGTATGTGTCGATTGGTAAGATACCATCTGCATACTTGGTGCGATTAAAGTATTCACATGCACCCTTTTCTTGGGCGATTGCGTTGCTTGACTTAAGGAGATAGTACTGGAAAGCTTCAGACAAGTCGTGGACTGCTTTCCATGCGGCAGGATCGTCATATTTGTAACCGTTCTTTGCTAGGTAGTGTGCAAGTCCGATAAATCCAACACCCAAGGAGCGACGTGCAAGCGTACTAATTTTTGCTGCCTCTACTGGGTAATTCTGATAGTCAATAAGTTCCTCTAGACCTCGAACAGATAGGTCACAGAGATTTTCAAGTTCATCTAACTTATTGATTTTGCCTACGTTGATAGCAGACAGGATACATAATGCGATTTCACCCTCTCCATCAATGTGTTGTAGAGGATCTGTAGGCAAGGTAATTTCTTGACACAGATTACTCATGTTCACTTTGTCTTTAAATGAGGAGTGAGTATTACAATGGTCGATGTTCATTAGATACAAACGACCAGTCTCTGCACGTTCTTTTAAGATGTCCAGAATAAGTGCTTGAGCACGGACAGTTTTCTTCGGAATAGTCTCGTCAGATTCATAACGTGTATAGAGATCATCAAACTCGTCAGTCCCAAAAGCATCGTACAGACCTGGGACATCGTGAGGTGAGAATAGGGTGATGTTAGAATCTTCGATGAATCTTTCATAGAAGATCTTTGATGTTTGGATTGAGTAGTCAAGTTTCCTTACCCTATTATCTTCTGTACCTTTATTGTTCTTGAGGACAATAATATCCTCTATTTCTTGGTGCCAAATGGGGAAGTGGACAGTCGCTGATCCACCTCTAATGCCGTTTTGAGTGCAACATCGGACAGTTGCTTCAAACTTTTTGAGGAACGGTACAACACCTGTGTGTTGAACTTCGCCGCCCCTGATTTTAGCGTTGATCCCACGGATCCTACCTGCGTTGATACCAATCCCAGCCCTTTGTGCGACATAACGACCAATGGCCATATCAGAAGTAAAAATACTATCCAAGGTGTCGTCACAGTCAACCAAAACACAAGACGCAAACTGCCGAAGAGGGGTGCGAACTCCTGCCATGATGGGGGTGGGGATGTTGATTTTGTGTCTACTCGTTGCTTCGTAGTATCTTCGTACATAGTCTAACCTCGTGTCCTTTGGATAGTCTTGGAATAGTGTTGTAGCAATCATTATGTACATGAACTGAGGAGTCTCATAGACCTCCCCACTGCTACGATCTTGTACAAGATATTTATCCGCTACTTGTCTAATACCTGCATATGTAAACAAATAATCTCTCTCATGATCGACAAAACTTTCGATCGTTTCCCACTCAGATGTGTTGTACTTATCAATAATTCCTTCGTCATATACACCACGCTCTACACAACGTCTCACATGCTCTAAAACAGGTGGATGACCATTTGCCCACACATCAGCAAAGACTTGTTTCTTAAGTCCATACAGGAGCAACCTAGCGGCAACAAATTGATAGTTAGGAGTCTCTAAACTAATCAAGTCACTAGCAGATCTGATAAGAATTTCTTGGATTTCATCAGTTGTAATACCATCGTATAACTGAATACCAGAATTCATTTCTACTTGAGAAGAACTTACTCCTCCACCGAGACCTTCACATGCCTCTTCTACTACTTTATGAATTTTTTCTAAATTTAACTGTTCAACAGAACCATTACGTTTCTTGACTTGTGTACCGTGACCGTTGCTCATACTTTTTTCCAGTGGTTTAATTTTAATTTTGCTTCTAATCCTTGATAGACATTAGATTCTACCATTTTTTGCACGTCATGTCCAGCGAGAACCATATCATTGATATCTTTCTCTTGTATGTTATTTGACCAGATGACTACCTTATCTCCTCTATCGACGGCGGTGGAGATTTTACTGACGATTTCTCTGTTACGAGGTTCGTTATCATAAACCCAAATATAATCGCTCCAACCAAACGACCTAGGATCAAGATCGGACCCAGCCATAGCAACCGAGTTTTCCAGGAACGTTGAGTCGAAGGGTCCTTCGACGATATAAATGGGTTCATTATGTTTTACTGTGTTTAATCCGAACAGTTTAGGTTTGTCTTCGTCCAACATGATCGTGATGTATCTTAGTTTTGCCGTAGGGGCTAGCGATCTGCCTTGGTATCCGAAGAGTTTTCCTTCCTTGTCCTTAAATGGGATGATTATACGGTCACTATCTTGTCTTAGAGTATCAAATGTTTTCTTTTGCTGATTTGTCCATTCCTTAAACTTAGGACAATAGTAGAAATGTTCTAGTTTTTTGATGCCTCTTTTTTCAAGATAGATACGTGCTGGGTGAGAACTATTTAGTTCAGAAATTTGCTCAAGATCAATATTTTTTGTATCCTTTTTTGCAAAAATTGGTTTTGGAAAATTGAACTTTGGATTGGGTGTAAAAGAACCCTTTCCAGTCTTAGATTTAGAGTCTCGAAACTTCTCCATGATGTAACGATCATGAAGTATTGGGTCTTGATCCTTTAAAAAATTAGACAGTGTTCTTCCTATACCACAGTTGTGGCATTTGTACACATAGTCGTTTTTAATTCTGAAGATATATCCCCTTGCTTTGTTCTTATGCTTCTGTGAGTCACCACAATAGGGGCACCTAAAATTCCAAACGTGCTTACGTTTCTTGGCGAAATGAGATAATCGGAAAGATACTAGTCCGATGTATTCCTCATCAATTAACATTCATCTTCAAACAACTAGTCTTTGTATACTAGCAGAAGATCTTTGAGGAGTCAAGAAATTGTTATTTCTGAGGATAGGTGCAACGATTTGTAACACTGTTACGAGTGTTGTAAGCACCGCTGTAGCACCTATAACAAATTTACCGTTAATATTTACCTGTTTTTGTAGAGCAGTTACTCTCTTATGGAGAATCTCATTGTCCTTTGAATGATTCTCCTTCATTTCTTCGATCATCTTGATGATCAGTTGGTCGGAACTCTCCATTCCATCCAAACGATTCTCATGACGTTCTAAAATAATTGCTATTTTGTTACTGTTTGATGATATCTCACCCACAGCACGCTCTAACTTCTCTAGCATTTGCTGAGAGAGGTCTTCATAAATATCTAGTTTGCTCTCAAGAACTGCTATATTTTTGCCGACCCCGAACGCCATTGTATTTTCCTAAATTAGATGTTTCTGATAGCGAAATCTAATGCTGACTGGAATGTAGCAGCATCTTTATTCAACATATAACGATACTGATCCTGCTTCTCGCCTTCAAGTTGTGCGTAGCAAGCAGCAATTTTTTTAGCAGAGAAATTATCTAGATTCTGTTGAGATCCATCACCAAAAGTGATCTTAGCAAAATCTGTTTCTCCAACTGTTCCAGTCATTTCTGAGGTTGCAACTTGTAGTGCAATGTCCATTGCGTCCATAGTTTGATTCTCCATAATAATGTTTCCTTCTGGTTCGACAGAATTTTTTTGTAGTTTCTTTGTCTGTGAAGAAGCTTTCTTCTTAAAGTCAGACAAACGTGCCTTCATTAACACGTCCATTTCAGATGTCTTATCCTGCATAGACTTCTTTGCAGATGACTTCTTGTCCTGAAGTGCCTTCTGACGCTTCAGTTTTTTCATTTGACCAATCTGCTTTTGAGCTCTCTCAGTCTCTGAGGGAACTCCGTATTCAGAAATAGTTTGTTTTTCTAATTCTTCCTTCATTTTCTTACGGTTGGTGATACGTGAGAGCATTTGACGGGCACCTTTGGTACGTCCATCAACTTTATCTTGATTCGCTTTTTTATATTTCCGAGCAGATTTCGGATTAACAAATACGAATGCTGGCGGCATCGAAAGATGAGCGCCGTCTCCAGCGATCATTTCATTTAGATTAGGTTCAGTTGCCTTAGACATTCTTCGTCTATATCAGTATTTAGCGAGGGGGGTAGTCTATCCAAGAATTTCATAAATGCTCTAAGAATAGACCAGTGGTTTGCATCAATTTTATAAAACAAAAGCGGTGTCGCCGCGTCACCAAATGCATTATAAAGAATAATGATATGGTTCAATATGAGATGGACTTTGAAGTCACCCGAAGTTTCATATCTTCTGAGTAGTCGTTTGATATATTTGAAACGCTTGAGATCTTCCTCAAAGTCCTCATAAGTTACAGATAGTGGATTATCGTAGTGCTTGATAGCAAAGATCATCCAGTTTTCATGATTTAGTTCGTCAAATTTCATTCATATTAGTTAACGAATGTTAGTGTTGCTTCAGCAGAAATTACCTCAACACCACCAATGGAGTTGTTGACTTTAACTCTATACTTGTCTCCAGAATCAGCAGCTTGCTGACCTGTAAGAGCAAGAGATGCACTGGTTGCACCAGAAACATCAACGAATGCTGATCCAGCAGCATCATACTTCTGCCATTGATAGGTGAGTGAAGCACCTGCACCTGTAGAAGAAGCGACAACGGTAAATGTTGCAGCACCACCAGAGGTATCCTGATCAGCAGGATCAGTAGTAATAGTGATAACAGAAGTAACGTCACCGACTACTGCGTCATCGGAAGCGTCACCACTTACCTGAGAACCATCCTTGAATGAAGCAATGCATTCTGCCTTATGGCGAGTGCTACCTGCTGCATCAGTATAAGTTCTGTATGCCCACCATCCAGGTCCTGAGATACCACGAGCTTTGTTTTCTGTGAGTTGTGCCTCTGTGAGACTTACTCCAAGAATTTGCACGTTAGCTGATTGTGAATCACCACCACGTAAAACGTAGTCAGCGAGTGCTTTAGGGGCAGTACGACGAACAGCACCTGCTAAAGAAGCATTTGTTGCTGCCGCATAGTTTGTACCCAGAGTGATCTGAGTATCACTATCTACACTGTTAACGAAATAACGAACTCCACTGAGTTCAATAATGTCGCCTGCGTCGATAGAATCTGCAGCGTTTTTTGTTACGGTTGCTGATCCGCTAGTGACGCCGACTGCATTACTAAACGTTGCAGCGTCAATGAGTCCGAGGATTGGCATGGTTTTCTCGTATTATTTTCTGTATTTTATTTATAAAACTTAGTCTCTGGTTGCTAATGCAGCCTTAACTGTCTCCAACAACTTGTCGTCCATGTCTGTTTTGGTAAGTTTTACCGCTTTTCCAAGGATGACTAGACATAAGTCAATTAACTTTTCTCCCAACTCTGAATCATCAGGAATTTTGTTTACTGCATCTGATACAATTTTAGATGCGAATGGTAGTAGGAATGATAGCATGATTAAAATTCACATAGTTTACATGTTTATTTATTCTTGTTCTTATGTTTCCATGCAGTAGCGTACGCGATGGATTTTTCATCCTTCGTTAGTTTACCATCTTTTGCGTATGATCTTTTAATGTGTTTGATCATACGCTCATACTTTTTTCCCTTCGGTGCCTCTTCTTTGACGTAAATATCCTTTGTTTTCTTAGGTTTATTAGGGTCTTTCCCATCGTCAATCTCAGGCATCACCTCGACTCTCTTTCCTTTTTTACCTTTAGGCTTGTCGTCGCACTCGCAAGCCTCAGTTACTTTTTTGAGGATCTATTCTTAGCAGCGATGATCTTAGTAACCTTCTTACGACGAGCATGTAGGTACTTATCTGACTTATCTACGTCACCATCGTTGTCGATATCAGCATCTGCCTTACCAACTGGATCAAGTTTCTCACCAAAAACCTCACGATTCTTAGCATCGTTAACAAAATGCTCATGCATTCCCTCAACAGTCACTTCTAATTCCTCAACAGGAACGTTATGGATAATTGTACCATGCTCACTCTTAATATCATAATGAGTTACAGTTCCATCTTCTAAAAGAGTGTGCTCACCATGAATTACATCATACTCTTCTTTCTTATACTTAACTTTCTTAGCACAGTTGTGCTTTTTAACCATCTTACCATCAACTTTCTCAAAATATTCTCTCATATCAGAGACAAAATACTCCTTAAGATGATAACCTTTGTCGTCGCAATGGTTACAACCTTCACCTTTACACTCAGGACACTTGACTTTATGTGATTCTTTTACACAGTTAGGAACAGTCTTACCACCTTTCTTCTTAGTTCCTGCTGCCTTGTATCCTTTCCAACATGTAGATGCACCAACGTTCTTACGTGCAGTTTCCATACTACCTTCTTCAATAACTTCTCTCTCAAAGATATAAAGTGCTCCGTCTAACTCGAAGGATACCTCTTCTTTAGCAGTTCTTGCAGCCTTTTTAAACGCATCCTTTGCTGGATAGTCTTTGGAGCCAGGTTTCGCAGGAGATTCTCCTCTTTTTCTCTTTGCGTGGATGTTTGCGTAGAGTCCTTTCTTTCCTTCCTCAACATTTTCTGCTTCCTCTCTTGCTACTAGTTTTGTAGTATCGCGAATTTCAGCACCATGGGATTGTTGAACACCACCAGAAGCAGATCCCTGTCCTATAGTCATAGAACCTACAAGCGCAGTTGCAGGATCAGGAGCACCTGCATTTGCCTTAGGATCTTTACTAGAAACATCATCTCCTTTCTCTTTTGACTTATCACAAGTAGGAATTGTACCTGTATCGAAAGCAGGTTTCTCGTAAGAACCAATAGGTGTCTCGACTTTCTCTTCTTCTACAGTGGACTGTTGGAATGTATCACCATCCATCCATTTTTTATAAGAGTCTATAATTGCTTCAGAATATGCGTCGTTATGTCGCACTGATGTTGATGGTGTTGGCTTGTCCATGAGTAAAAAATAGTGTTCTCCTTGGTTTATTTATAACTTCGTTGACTTCCCTGATGTCTCGCACCCATGCGCGGAACATCTCATTACTTTCAGTCACACAAATTACATAGTTTGGACCAGTGCGAATGATTTTTCCTTTTGCACCAGTGTTTACATTCATAACAGTCTTCCCTTCAGTAAAGACATTACCTTTACGAAAATTCTGTCTAAGTGCTTGTTCTTTTATATCTTTAAAAGTTTTCATTTAAAGTTAGCGGGTAGTCTATTATCAATTTCTTTCATTAATTTTCTTGTATCTTGATCTGATAGTGACCTAGGAATCCCTTGGCGAAATGCCTTAAAGTCTCCATCATTAGCAGCACGTCTCATTTTAGTTCCTGAGATAGAAAATGTATCTCCGTCCGCGTCCCTGCTACCAGAAGATTCAATATAAATTTTACGAAAAGAATATTCAGTACCATTATATCTATGTAGGAACTTCATAGCGTTAACTCTATCAGATCCTACTAAAAAATGAACTTCATCATATCCTCTCATCATTAGATCTTGCATAATTGCTACTGGATCTCTGGGTCCAGAGATAATTTTACCTTTATGTTGAGGGAACATCTTATTCATATAAGAAAATTTTACCTCAGGAGGAAGAGGGTTACTACCTTTTGTATCAACACTCTGTGAGATATAAAGCAAATAATCATTTGTCCCTGCTGCACGCTTTACACTATTAAAACTCTCAGCATGACCAGTGGTAGGTGGTTGAAACCTACCAAATGTAAAGTAGCAAACCTTTCCATCTAACGCCATTGCTTTTGAAGAGTGAAGTTGTTGTATGCAAACTCAAGACGATTAACGAACTTAATCATATCTCCGTCCTTATGAAGAACATATCCCTCAGGAGTTGTGACTTTATATCCTTTCTCCGTCTGAACAAAAGTTCTAAATTCCTCTAAGTGATCTAGTTTATCTATAACCATTTGCTTCACTTCTTGTAGTTTTTTATACAGAGAAAGCATCGCTTTAAACTTAGTTTCGTTCTCCATAAGATAGTTCTCACTCTTGTATACAAGATTTCTTTTAGCAACAAGATTTTTTTCTGTCTTAATCTTGCCTAATTCCTTACTCATTTTTTCATGATAAAAATTAGTAAGGTTTTCTAAGGTTTTTGATACGTTTCCTATTGATCTAGCGTTTTTAATTTCATTATTAAAAAACTGTTTGATATATGATGCTACATGAAATTTATCATCTCCTGTAGTACCAGATACATCTACAAGTTCATTCAAAAAATCACCACATTCTCTGCACATACGTTCAATTTCTCTAATAGAACTCTCAAACTTATTCAATTCTACACGACTCATACCAACTTTATGCATAGGTGTGTCGTTTTTTACTATGAATACATCATTAGATTCTTTAACGTCAGCACCTGCCTTTGCTTGCATTGTAGGTAAGTCAGATCCTGTGTAGTGTGTGTGAAATACTACGCCGATTTTCGCTCTGCTCGCTTTTGTTCCAAGATCATGATGCACAGGAATACCATAGGTAATCGTATTAGGTCTAAATGTGTATAGTTTTTCTCCTTTAATGGTTTCATTTCTTAAATCCGTTGTGAATAATAGATCTCCTTGGACTACTCCTGTAATATTTAACTTACTAAAATATCGGTAAGAAAATCTTAGTTTTTCTGCTAGATCTCCAGTATACATTTCATCTACATCTTCCTCAGAATAGCAAATTTTAGGAGTATCTTTGTTAAACACAGACTTAGTACCAACAAAGAAAATATTAGCAAGAGGATCTATACCACAAACTACAGAAGGAGCACCGTCCCACTTAGTCTGCATGAATCCACTAGTTTCTTGTTGACCTAACATCTTTTGTAGTTCTTCTAGGAATGATACTGACGCTATACATCCATCAACGCCATAGTTCAGCATCTCATCTTCCAGATGTTCTAAATGTTTGAGTTGTTTAATGTTCGCCATTAGTCGTCGTAACCATCCTCTGCTATACTATAGACTTTCTCATCCTTAAACTTATATCCTGACTGTAATTTATCTGGCCATGGATTAGGACTTCCACTTGTATCTCTAATATTAAATTTCAATTCCATAACAGGAGTCTGTACAGTGATATCAACACGTTGTCCTTTACCAGTTCGACCACCGTAATGAACAGTTACTGAACTGACTTTGGTTGCTTTATCACATGTGTCCTTCTTCATAGGAAAATTTTTAATTTTACTACCACTTTCTTTATGTGCATAGTGATATCCATAACCAATAGACCCACGTATCATTGACTCCAACAATCTTCTATTGTATTTGGGGTTTGCAACATCACCACCACTAACAACTGATCCTGCTTTAGCTTCATTGAATACTTTACAGAACCTAGTATTTTCAATTCCAAAAGTTTCTAATACTTTTTCACCAACAGTACCTGTAATCTTACCATTCTCTATGTCTGTTTGTGTAAATATTTTTTTAACACCAAGGTTAGACATAGTAGTAGTTCCACCTTTTTTTAAGGATAGATAAATTATTTTTTCGCTTTCATTTTTACATCTAGTCTTTAATGTTAAGTCAGTAACAGTAGATCCTATGTCGTAATTATTAGCATCAGCATCGCCAATTTTCCAGTTCCCTCCAACAAATTGTATTGGTCTTTTCTTATTTTGTGTACCTTCAGCAGTTACCTTAACAACTTGACAGTCTTCTAATTTATAAAACTTAATTAGATCAGCAATAAAATCTTTGTATGGATTACTATTATACTCTTCTCCTTCAATCCAATCGTTTAACCCTTTCTCTAATTGTGCTTCAAACAAATTACCAGTGTTACCTGTACCACGATTACCTCTACTACCATCACCCCAGGTAATTTTAAAATTACTATCTAATTTACATTCTCTTTTTAACTTTGCAATATCAACATCACCATTTAAAGCACGCATTAACTTTGCACTTTTTCCAGATGTGGTAGTAGGATTAAATGCTAATGGATTATTAACACCATGTGTTTCACTTACTTTTCTATAGAAAGAGATTATTCCTCGAACGTATTTTTTATCAATACTACTCCCTGCGACTTTTCGCATCTCTGCAAGACTTGTAGGTATGCTATTAAATGCCATAAGAAAAACCTCCCAACTTATTTAGTGGGAGGTAAGGATTAGATGTCCCCTTCCTTGCGGACTTCTGATTTTTGAATATCAAACTTACCATCAGGGTATCTTGCTGCAAGTTTCATCATGTTAGTCATCACAACTGTTTGAAAATCTACATTCAGTGCGAGACATGC